TTAAAATATAAAGAACTAGTACCTATATCAATGTCGCTATCTGTGACAGGTGCGATAACTCCATTTCCTATATATAATTGTTGTACTGAGCTACTTGAATCATCTATCCAAAATTCAATGTGGTCATTTGATGTATCTATTAATACTTTATTTAAAGGGGTAACTAGCCCTGCATCTCCTATAACACCGATAACAGGCCCTTCGGCTGCTGTTCCATCGTGTTTATGTCCTGTTTCATTATGAAAAGTGTTTGCTATTGCATTATATTCATTATTAAATATAGCTGCTGTGATGGTATCTCCATCTGCAAACGAACTTTGTCGTGTATATCCTGCCATTTTTTATCTCCTACCTGAAGGTACATAATCTACAAAAAAACCGTTTATGGTGTATGGGCTTCTTGTATCATCACTTCTAAATCTAAACATATTACTGTGTCCACTTCCTTGTAATTGTTGTCTTACTAAAGGTTTTTCTGTAGCTCCAAAAACTGCTGTACCAAAAGTTGATGTAGCTAATCCAAATATTGAAGGTGGTGGTATTCTATCTAATGTAATGTCTGAGGGTTGAGGATGGTTTACATCATCATAATTATATCTAACTCTTAAAATAGGTATTACCTCTCCTTCTGGTCCAAAAGAAATCTTCATAAAATGAAGAGTCTTTAATGTTCCTAAATCTCCGTAATCTATATCTGGAGTTTGATAAACAGCCGTTACATTTGAGCCATCAAAACTATTTCCTTCATCGTGTTTAAATACTTTTCCTGATAAATCTCCGTGAAAGTATTGTTCTAAGCCATCAGAATTAAAACCTGCTGTAATAGAAGGAGCTTGTATTCCTAATGTTTCTGACCATTGAAAGCCTGCATTAGGATTAGCTGTTGAACCTGGTCTTAATGTTCCTATGATTCCTCTTGAGTTTGCAACTGTATCTGCTCCTTCATTTACATAGAATAATCTATATTGAGACCTATCCCCTATTACTACACTTGATATAGTGTAAGTATTAATTTTTCTAGCTATGTCTTGTACTAATGGTTGTATTTGTTTACTAATACTACTTAATTCAATATCGCCAATTCTTGATGTACCAGCAACTGTTCTGAAACCATCTGGTGCTAAAAATATCAAGTCACCAGCAATCTCTTGAATGCTTTGTCCATCTAAACACCCTACGTTGTCTGTTACTGGAACTACTGCAATATTACTAGAATCATTTATATTTATTAATTTTTGAATACTGTTCTTACCAAATATAAATAATTCATTACGGAAACTTTTAATTCCAACTACAGCATCTTCAAGTGTTATATTACCTGCTGTAGCTGCAGAAAAATTATTTACTTCGTTAGTCCCACTATAGTAAATAGTATTTTTATTTGTACTATCTCCTGCAACTACGAAATGTTTATCATGTATAGTTCCTAACTTAGGTGCTACAGTTCCTGAGATTGTAATTTCTTCTGCTTGAAAAGTTCTACTTGTTAAAGCTCCTGTTCCTTCCATTCTAAATCTGAATGGTTTATTAGCTCCGTCAGTTATTAACAAATCACCATAATCACTAGAACCTTCATAAATATCAAAACTACATTGAGTTTGACCTGTTCTAGCACTTATACTTCTACCTGTAAAGGTTGAGTAATTATCTCCACTTGAAGATACACTTGCTCTATTTATTTGTAGCCAACTAGTTCCATCTTGGCTAAAAAATATTCCAGTTCCTGAACAAGCTATTACACCGTCTGCGTAAACATGTAATCCTAATATTTTATTTGTGCCGTTAGGATTAACAGCATTATCTCCCCCAAATCTAGTATATCCACTTATTCTTCTATAGCCACCTTCTGTTCCTACCTCAAAATTTCTAAGAGTTGTAGCAAAGCCTGGAGTTTTTAGTAAGCCTAATGAGTTAGTAGATTTAATTAATCCACCTTCACAAGCTACTGTATAAGGCTGGGAGTTTGCCATTAGAAATAAAGCCTATCGTCAGTTATAGCTTTAGGTTGAGGATTTAAAAGATTTGACTTCATATGTTTCATACCTTTTTTAAAATCTTCTAAAGCAAAAGCTGCTTGTTGAGGGCTATCTTTAAATTGCCATACATAGTATCTAGTTCTAGCTGTAATTACATTTGAGTATTGTTCTGGAAAAGCTATAGTATCTCCGTGTGCTGATAAAGCTGTTGGTTTATTAAATGCATAAAAATGAACATTATAAACTTTATCAGGTATAGGACTTAATCCAAACTTTCTATTATCAGGACTTCTATATACTCTAATAGGTTCTCCAAAACTTTGTGAATCAGCATCATCTAAATTTTCTTGGTCTCTATAGTATCTAGTCCATTCATCTAGTGTTACAAACTTTAAACCTTTAGATACGTATGGAGCAGATTCTCCTGATACATTTACTGTTGTAATAAAAAAATCATCCCAATCTATTGAAGCATAATCTGTTGTTATACTTGAACTATCTGCTTTTAGTGTGTACCATCTTGTCCCTGCTACTGTTGCTACTGTAACATTTCCATAAAAAGGGTCTGTACCTCCACTAACTCCAGCACTAAAAAAAGGTAACTGTGGTTCTTCATTAGCAATGTCAAATATAGATTTATTAATAGAATCTTTTACAAATTGTTGAAGACCCACAGCATCTCCAAAGTTTGCAGCAGTTAAAGGAATTTCATTAAGTTCTCTTAATGCTTGATTTGTTAATTCTAAATATGTTGTTGCCATTACTTTTTATGTACCTTTTGAATTGGAAAATTTGCAGTCAAGCTTGCACCTTTATGTTTTACAAACTTTCCTTTGTGTTTCATTAATTTAAAACCACCTTTCGGTTGTTTCATCCAATGATAGCCTTTTGGTGCTTTAACTTTCATATTAACAAGGTTTTGCTTTAGGCATTGCGTTTACCATGCCACCATGTCCATAAGCTTTTCTAACTGAGCCACCTTTTTTTAATTTCATTTTAGGTTGCATAGTTGCTGTTTTCTTAGCCATGACTTCGCCACCACCATATTTACCAGCTCTTCTAGCTTGTCTTCTTGCTTTACCTTTGGCCATAGCATTACCTATACCATCAACTGCTTTACCAACTAATTTTCCTTTAGCTTTAGCAACTTCAGACTGTCCTCCAGTAGCTCCAGCTAGTAAAATTCTTCCAGCTAACTTAGCCTTTTCTTTTCTTGTTCTTGCCATTTTTTTCCCCTTAAATTTAAAAAGTCGGAGGAGTCCGAAGACTCCCCCTAGTTGTTATTAATCAATAACGTAAAAAGCACTTACTAATGCTTCTGGTCTAAGAACTTTTGCTCCATAGACGTGAAGACCTCTAACGATGTCACCAAAAGAACTTGGGTCTCTGATAACTTCTGTTGAAAGGATTGTGTTAGCAGTTGCTGTTGAACTCATATGTCCAGCCATAACTTTACCACTTGCATTTGATGTAGCAGCGATGTTGTTAGATTTGTACATATCGAATCCTCTTAGTTTTCCACTTGATACTAAGCCATTTCTAATAGAACCTTGACCTGCGTTAAAATCAACAGATAATAGCTTTGAACCAGATTTACCTAGTTCTTCATAGAATTGTGGGCCAGCGACAAACCATCTACCTTCTTCAGGTACATTTTGGTCGTCTAATTTTCTAGCCATTCTAGCCATTAAATCTAATGCATCAACACCAGTTCCGTCAGAACCTAATAGGTCGACTGAATTAGTTGCATGAGTCATTGTTGCATCTGCAGTTGAACTATCTGAACCAATTATATGGTCAGGTGAACTTGCAGATACACCAGAAAACATAGTAGCTAATACTGCAGCATCATATGAATCTTTCAATGCATATGCAGCAGAACTTGAAGCTACTTCTTTGAAGTTGACGTGTGACATGTTAGTTTCAATATCATCTACGATGAATTTGAAAGCTTTAGCACTATCAACAACTAAGTTGATTTCTTGGTCTGTTAATTTTGTTGCAGAAGTGTCAGAACCTCTAGTATAATCTGATACTGAGATTACTGGTTCTTTGATAATTTTTACTGAGTCTCCATAAGCAGATATTTCACCAGCATAGTCGGTGTTAGTTATTCCTTCTATCACACTCGCTTTTCTGAAAAAGTTTAAAACCTTTCTAGAGTAAACGGAAGGTAAGAAATAACTATTAGTTTGTCCACTTACGGAGTTAGCAAAGTTAGCATTAGTATCTGTACTTGGTTCAAAATATTGAGCCATGATACTTCTCCTGTAATTAAATTAAGTTAATCTCTGATAATCCTGCCTTGTTGCATGGCTTCTGATATTTCACTTTCGTATTTATCAAACTCATCCATACTAAGACTGGCTATCTCCTTTTCTGTCCATACTTTCTCTTGCCTTGGTTCAACAGTTGTTGTTTTAGTTGAAACCATATCAGCAGCAGAATTTATGGACGGTGAATTAGCCTTTGAAGCTGTTGGAGCTTCTATGCCTAAATCTTTTTTAAATAAATCTAAAGCACGTGATGCTAAATCAGCATCTTCAGCATTGTTATAAATCCAATCCTGGATAGACTGAGGTTGTTCTTTAGCCCAACTATGAAAATCATCACTATTGCGAATATCATCAAAGTCAGGATGTCTTTCTCTCAATCTTCTTTCTGCCTCACCTTTACGTAGCTTTATTTCATTTCCTTGTAATTCTGCTATCTTATCTTCTAAGATTTTAGTTTTTTCATCACTTTGTAAATGAGCTACCGTTTCTGCGACTGCATAGAAATCAGGATGCTCTTGTTTAAACTTTTCAAGTTCTTCTACAGACTTGGGAGGTACGTAGTTAGCTTGTGCTTGGCTTCGTAGCTCTTGCTCTTTAGTTTTAAACTCTTCAAGCTTTGCATCATAATGTCTCTTTAAGTCATCATAACGTTTTTTATAGTCAGGCTTCTTATAGGGAGTTAACTCCTCCTTCTTAGATTCTAACTCTTCAGTATTAACATTCTCAGCTTGAGTTATGTCATTACTATCGTATAATTTATTCTGAGGTTGCTCAAAGAATAAAGTATCATTTGCTGACACAAAAGGTTTATCCTCTTGTGTGTGCCAAGATTTTTTTTGATTATAAGGATTTGGCTGCTCCTCTTTTTGTCTAACTTCTTCAGACATAATTCTCTCCTTACTCAGGGCTTTTGTTTACAAGGTAGCTCTTTGTCGACAAGAGGGCTTGTATTGTAAAGGTAGCCTTTCTGGTGCTATGTAGGGGCTATATAATATAGGTAGCCTACGGTTAATTATCTGATAGGTATGCCACCTGAAATCATAGCATCAGCGATTCTCTTTTCAGTATCTTCAACTTCTGCTTTATTCAGGTCATAAGTTTTTTCAGGGTCATTAGAAAGAATTGTTTCCTCTCTAACATCATCCATCATATACCCACCAGCTCTTCTTGCTTGTCTTTCCAACGGAGCATCAGCTTCCATTTCGGCTTCTTCCATCATTCTTTGCAGAACTTCAGGGCCAATTTGTTGCGTTGCTTTTGCTGTAAAAACAAACTCTCCGTCAGATAACCTTGCTGGTATGCTGTCGGAGACTCCTGAACCTGGACCTTCTACAGGACCAGACCCAGCAAATTCTGTTGCGACATCCATAACTTTGTCAAATATTTCGCTAAGTCTGTCGTCTTCTTCTAGTTTTTGTAATAAGTATTTTTCTTCGCTTTCAGATAAAGATTCTTCTACAACAAAGTCTAAATAATCATTTTCCATTTGTTCGTCAGATTTCATAGGTTCTGCTTCTGGCATTTCTTCTTTAGGTTCTTCTTTAGGTGCAATCATTATTGCAACTCCACCTTCATCAAAGCCCATTCTTTTTACTACTTCTGGTGCTTCTTCAGCAAGTTTTTTCAAACCTTCATTAGGTAGTTTATCTTTATCTAAAATTCCAGGCATACTATTTCTCCTTTGCTCTTCCTATGTTTAAAGCAAACCAATCAATAACTTTATAAGCTTTGCTTACTAAATTATCATCATGTGGTGTAGGTGTTAATGCAGCAATCATTGAACAGATTGAAACTATCCAAGGTACTACACCTACTATTTTTAAAATTGTGTCTAATATATCTAACATTACTCTTCTCCTCTCGTTAATGCTTCTTTAATTTTTTCTGGTAAACTTTCTAAGTTATCCAGCAAATTCATTTTCCCCTGGCATCGGTACATTACCTGTTCCGATTGTGCCACCACCAGTTCCTTGATTATCAAGTCCCTCTGGCTCTGTAGGTATTCCTTCAGGTCCTCCCATTGGGGATGGTTGACTAGGGGATTCAGTTTCTTCGCTAACGTTTTGTCCAGCATTTTGCATTCCTATAATTTGTGCCATCATTGCAGCCTCTTCAGGGTCATTGAGTATTTCATCAGGGTCTAAATCTAAGCTGTAGGCAAGTTCACTAATTAATTTAGAAACTTTAACAAATGGTGCTATAGCTGGGTTTTGTGCAGTTTGTAAGAACATAGTAAGTCTTTGACTTCTAACTTCTTTCTGCATCAAACTATTAGTACCTGTTGCTTTAACTTCTAAATCACCTTCAATATTTAAGTCACCTTCATGGAATTGCATATTCCATTGATAGTAAGATTCTCCTAAAGGTTTTAATAAAAAGTCATCAAGATTTTTGATAACAGTTTTAACATTTAAACTTGATGCTCCTAGCAACATAGACATACCTGAAGCAGTCCTTGTCATGCTCTGAACACCTGTATGGCCGTGTGAATAACTAGGTATTCCTGTTTGTTCGTCAGCTAACTGCCTAAACCTATCAAACATCATCATGTTTTCAGGGGCAGTATTTGGAAACTTTAATCCATAAATTGATTGACCAGGCATTCCAGCTTGTCTTCTGAATACTTTACCTGGATAAACTTCCATGTTTTGTCCACCGACAAGAGCAGACTCATCAACATCAAATACTAATGAACCTGCTAAAGCTAAATTATCAATAGCCATTCTTGCATGACCATTCATAATTTGCTGTGAATCATCCATATTTTCTGCTACTCCTATACCAAAGAAATTATATGGATTTCTTTCGTATGGAAATGCATTATATGGTAATCTAAATGGTGTAAATGGATTTATTACTGCTCTTAGTAATTTATCTCCACATACCCATGCATTTATTTGAACTTCATCTAGTTCATCTATATCATCTGGTAATTCAATGCCTGCTTCTTTAGCATATTCAGCATCCATGATGCCCCAATATTCTAATACTTCAAATGTTGTTTCAGTATC